GCCGACGCAATGGCTTGGAACCCTGCCACCACCCTGTCCCGCAACCACTCGGCACTATCGACCACGGCGCCGAACGCCGCAGAGGTCGCCTGCGCCATGGCGCCAGACACGGCGCTCCAGGCCGCGGCGAGCGCCTCAGCCGTTTTGCCGATCCAATCGAACTTGGCTTGCAGGACAGCCAACACGGCAATAATGGCCGTTATGCCCGCTATGATCGGATGTGCCATAATCAGGTTGAAGGACCCGACGACTGCCGTCTTGGCGACGCCTGCTGCGCCCAACATAGCCTTCTTCAACAAGCCAAATCCAGCAACCAGGGGAGCAACGAAGGCAACTTTGGAGAGGGATGCCGTCTTAGTCATCATTGGGCCGAGCTTTCCCAGGCCCGTGAGGGCTGGGCCGATACCGGCTCCGATACCACCAATAGCCATACCTGCTTCGCCAAACGGGCCGATGACCCCCACTACCCTGTTCTTGAGCATGGCAAGTTTGTCGGACCAATCCAACGTGTCCTTGGCCGCTGCCGCCACGGTGTCCCTGCCGTTTGCCACCTGGTCAAAGAGGGCGCCAATTTCAAACCGGCCCTCGCGAACGGCCGCAGCCATATCGGGACCAGCCCTGCGACCGAACAACTCAAGGGCAAGTGCATTAGCCTCGGACGTAGACCCAGCGTTTTTAATTTTGTCGATGTAGTCCTTAAACACATCCTTGGCCTCGTCCGCTGACAGTTTCACCTGGGATGTAGCCGCCTCCAACCCTTCCAGGGCTGCCGCCGCTTGGGGCGACTCTTCACCGAATTCTGCTACCACATCGTTGTATTCGGCTTGAGCATCGATGGCTTTTTGGGTGACCCCGGCATCCCCAGACTTGGCCGCTGCTATCTTGGCAAGAGCTATCCGCATGGACCCCAGGACAAGTTCGGTGTTGACGCCTTCCTTTTCAAACTTACCTAGTAAAACGGCCGCAGTGTTGAAGTCAAATCCCAACTGCCGCATAGGCGCACCGAACTTCACCATGAGCTGCGCAAGGCGATCGATGCTAGGGCCGGTAACCTGCGACGTCCGGAATAGCCGGTCCAGTGCCTCTGTGCTCTTGGCCGCCTCCACACCCCAATCGCCAAACAGTCTCGTGGCCGACTCGGCGGTGAGTGCCTGACCCATCCGATTCAGATCGAGTAGTTGCTTGGTAAGTTTTTCCAGAGGCGGGCCAGTTAGGCCGGTACGAGTAGCCACATCAGCCATCACGGTGCCGACCTCACCGAGCCCCTGGGTCACGGTGCCGCTCACCCTCTTCATGCTCTGCGTCAATTTATCGAGTTCGGCCCCAACGGCGCCGGTCTTGGACCGCAATGTATCTGCGCCATTATCGAAATCCTTGAAGGCTATGGCTGATGCCGTACCGATCGCCGCAAAGGCAGGCGTTAGTGTGCGCGTCCACGTCTTGCCCACTGACTCAAACTTAGACGACACGCCAGCAGCAAACCGGCTAGATGCCTGGGATGCCTCGTCTAATCCCTGCTTGTATTTTGACGCGTTGGCGATGACGTTAATGATGATACTACGCGCCATCTGTGCCTACTTCAAACCCAGCCCCGCGTGCAGCGTCCATCACTGCTTGCTCGATTAGGGGAGTAGTGTCAGCTTGCATTGACAACGCCGTAGGGAACAGGTATCTCCCCGCCGGCATAAACGGCCTCTGGGTCATCTTCCGACGCCCCACGCTCCCCCCGAAGTCCAGCCATCCAACGTAAGGAGTGCGCGTATCCCCTTCTTGCACGGCCACCTTGGCCCTGGCCCGCGTTACGCGGACCGAGCCGGCGGCGGCGCCCGAATCTCGCGGCATTTTGGTGCGGACGGCGGCAGCGATCTTTTCGCCGTGGATGCGCAGGGCATCCTCGAACCTTGTCAGCGACCCGTCGTCCAGCCTTCGCAGGGCGGAGCGCAACGCCGCCAAGCCCTCCACCTGGACAGTGATGTCGTCAGCGGCGGCCACGGCGGCCCTTGGAACGACTCCGCTCGACATCCGCCCGGTGCTTTACCATCGTGCTTCGCCACACGTGGAATGCCCGCCACTCCATATACTCTCGCTGGCTCATCGTGGCACGAAGTTCACCCACCGTCATATGCAGCTTCTCAGCGAGGGCGAACTCAAAGGCATGGTCCCCGTCAGTTGCGAAAGGACCGCTCCGCCGCCTTCTTGTCGGACGGCAATAGCCCCGACAGCGAGGCGGCGGCGGACACGACCTCATCGATTTCGCCGGCCAGGGCGTTCTCGCGCCAGCGCTTGACCTGCTCGACCGTGAGCGCCGGATCGACCATAGCAAGCGCCAATAGTTGAACCTCGAACTCGTCCTGGTCGTCGGTGAGTTTGGCGCAGCGCAGTGCCTCCGCCCGCGAGAGTCCACGCACGCGGACCGTGCCCACAGCAAGCAGTACATCTTCTTCGTCCAGCCTGCGAGTTAGTAGAGCGTCCAGATCAACGGTCAAGGGTTGCTCCCCTCCTAGAAGGTGTTGCGGGTCACCAGATCGGTCACCTGAAACTCGGCAGTGAAACTGGTCACATCCCCGACGGGGGACGAGACGTTGTAGCTGGTCAGGAAACACTCGCCCGCGTACCTGATGCGGCCCACCAGGTTGCCGTCCGGACCGAACTCAAAGGTCTTAGTCGTTGCCTGACCGATGATTCCCGAGAGAACGGCGTCGGCGCCGGTAGACGCGGTGTTGTCCCATTGGCCCTCAATGGAAATCGTGGCATCTCGCAGACCGACAATATACGTCTTGGCCTGCTTGGTGTACGTAGTGGTTTCGGGCGTGTCGATTTCCTGAGGAAAATCCACGTTATCGACAAAGAGGATGAGGTTGGTCAGCGCCCCGGCACTGTTGTCGATTGCAAAATATGAGTCCTTGCCATGCGAGAAAGCCATCTATCCCTCCTTGGAAAGATGATACCAGGATTATGGTAGGCGCCGCGCAGAGACGGCAAAGGTTGCAGGTCCAGTGACAATCGTCCACGATGCACGCAGGTATCGCCTCACCGTGCCGCCAATGCGCAGTACCTGATTCGTAGCATTGACGGCAGTGGCAAAGGTTGCAATTGTGGTAAACGAACTATTGTCGGCAGAGTCCTGGATACGAACAACCACATTGCCGGCCGTCACCGACGACACATGCAGCGCCGCCACCAGGCCGCCAGGACTGGTCACCAGGTTGTCTACCGAAGCGGCATTGGCAGTCACCGACTGCGAAATGAGCGGTTCCAGAGAGACGCCCCAGCCGGCCGTATCGGTGGTCTGTCCTTCGAAGGTGACCGCCACGACATCTCCCACCGGGTCACTCACGGCGTAGCTGGTATTTAGCACTTCGGCCACGAAGGCTCGCTCGCCGATGGCTAGTCCGTTGGGTCCCACAGTCACCGCAAAGACCTGTGGGATCAAGGCGCTCAGATTGGCATCCCCCCCCGAAAGGCCAGTGTCGAACATCCCCTCCAAGGAAATGGAACCATTCTGAAGTCCCGGGATGTACGTCATCGCAGACTTGCCATACGCCGTGGTGTCCGCCATGTCAACCTCGATTGTCAGGTCGGTGTTTTTCATCACCGCCGAGAGGTCCACGCTACCGATGAGGGCGTCCGTGTTGCGCCCGTGCACGAATGCCATCCTATGCGAACCCCCTCACTCGTCGGTACCGCTTGATCATCATCTCGACATCCGGATCGAGACGTGCCAGCAATCGTATCTCATTGCCGGCCTCTGGGCTCCCCGCCACTCCCCAGGGGGAGTCCTTGCGCTTGAATAGGCGCTCCGCCTGGATGAGGGTGGCCTGCTTAATGCGAGCGGGCACGGCCGACCACCCCCATCGAGCAGTGATTTTGAGCCCATACTGCGTGTAATATGGTAGCCGCTTGTTGCCGCGCCGCAGCGCCCGCATTAAGGAAAAGGGCACAGGCTCAGAATCGAGAAACTCGTTGACCGGCTCAAGCTCGAAATCTGTTCCGAGCGTCCACGTGGTCTCGTGTACGCCGTCGTCGTTATCGTCCGTCTGGACGACCAGTCCCGTCGTCGTGGATATGTCGTCCACCCAGACCGCGAGCCGGCCAGTAGGAGTATAGCGCCGGCTAGTCGCAGCAGGGTCCTGCCAAAATCGCCGTTGCGTGTAGTCATCAATCGAGCGCGATGCCGCCTCCAGCCCCACGAGCAGTAGGGCGTCGTCTTGGGTGTCCGCAGACGGGATGGTCAAGGCCAGCTTGAGCTGATCGAGAGTGGCGTACTCGTTGAGCAAGAGGGCCTACGACTTTGGCCCCCGGAGCGGGAGAGTGTCGCCGATCCTGGGAGTGGAGGGCGCCTGGTCGGGAACCGGCTCAGGCGCAGGCGGCGCAGGCGGACTGGCCGCCGGCTTGTAAAGCTTGATCTGCTCGTCGATTAGGGCCAGGCGCGCCACCAGGGCACGCCGCTCGTTTTGCAAAGCGGCGACCAGGATCGCCGCACCCGGCGACGTTGACAGGTCAATATCGATATTGCGCTTCACTAGTGACCTCCTTTCCTCAAGTTGGGTGTTCACGAGGGAGCCGATGAGTGGCCTCATCGGCTCGATAGCGATCACTCGACTAGAACGTCGGGGTAATCAGCCCGGTTCCGGCAATAGTAGCCAAAGCGGTGGGGTACCTCTGCGCCATGAACGCCAGATACGAGTATACCTGTAGACGCACAGTGAGGTTGCCAGAGAGAACCTCCGGCAGAACACGAGACCGCAGGGTGGACTCCCACAGCAGGATGTCCGACCACTTGGCCACGAGGATACGATCCTCGTTTGTGCCCGCCCCCAGGTTGATGGGGATGTTGGGATCGATATACACGGGCAAGCCCTGGAGCCAGCCCGCAAATCCCTCAGCCATCACGTCCACTTCGGTACCCAAGGGGGTGAACCCTTGGCCCACGCTGGCCGGCGTGACCAGCGGGCGGCTGGACGAATCCAAGGCCGCCATGAACCAGTACCAACGTCTCGGGTGCATCACGATTGCCGTGGGGACGTCGAAGCGCTGGGTGCTGATTTGCTGGATGGCATCGGCGATCTTCGGGTATAGCTCCCCCACCGTGGGGGTAGCATCCGTGTAGGTCACGGTGATACCCGCTGCCGGGAGATAACCAGTCACCTGGTTACCCGCGCCGGTGCCGCTGATCACCTGGATGTCAGTGCCCCTAACGTGCTCCCCCATTAAGTCCATAAAAATGACCTGATCGAAGGCAATGGGCGACTGGTCCAGGAGCTGGATAGCGACATCCTGCTGTCCGGCGATCGTCCGGACCGGGGCATT